CATCGGATGTGCGGTGGCACAATGAGCATGCTGGGCTACATGATACCAGACGAGAAAGAGGACTGATATGCCGACACCAAACCAGAGCGAATCACGCGAGGATTTTGCAGCGCGCTGCATCTCGATCGTATTGGAGGATGGCACGGCAGCAGACCAAGATCAGGCTGTAGCTGTCTGTGGTTCAATGTGGGATGACTCACACAAAGCACAAGAGATGGTGCGTGATTACATCGTTGGGGAGTTCCGTGGGAACTATCCAACTATTGCACCTGATCCGCGTGTTGACCTGTCCGCACTGACTGCTGGCGATGATGCGCCGCTCTATGTCACCCTCCCCGTTGGGAAGGTGGGCAAGGTATCGAGCAACGGCCTACACTACGATGATACTCTGGTCCAGGCAATCCAGGATCAGATCGTCGGCCGCGGTGGTGTGATGGGGCATATCAAGACTGAGGATAGAGATACTGCATTCCCTATCGAAGCTGTGGACTGGATCGGTACGACCCGACAAGGGGATACCCTTTGGGGCAAAGGATACATTCCGCCTGGTGATGCTAGAGAGTACGTGCGACGGCTCAAGGCACGCGGCGGACAACTTGCCACAAGTATCTATGGCCCCTATGACGAGAAAGAAACGGAGCCTGATGGCACCTATCGCATCCGCGGGTTGCGGCTTGAATCACTGGACCTTGCGCCGGCTGATCGTGCGGCGTTGAAGCTGGGCGGCCAGTTTGCCATCACGGCACAAATGGAACAACAAGAAACCGAGACGGAGGATACTATGTCTCTGACGAAAGAACAGGTACTCGCAGAGCTGACGGTGGATGATATTCCTGAGGTACTGCGAGAGAAGATTGCAAAAGAGCTTGCGGCGGATGCTGACCTGGAAAACTTGGTCGCAGAACTCAAGCAGCAGGCCACCGACAAAGACGCGATCATCGGGACGCTGCAGGGCCAGCTTGAGACCAAGCAGGCGGCTGAGTTTGAAGCGCAGCTTGACGCCAAGGTGGCGGAGTTGGTTGACTGGCAGGTTGAGGGCGACGAGGCCAAGGACAAGGTTGCCGCTTTCCGGCGCCAGATTCGCACAAGCATTCTCTCCGAACTGGGTGAGAACCGGGATGCTGAGAAACTAGCCGAAGCTGCTGAAGTGGTCTGGGCTGGCGTGAAACCGCTGGCCGAGATGATCCGCGATGCGCTCGCCGGCCCGCCCGCGCGCGTGAGTGGTAAGGTCCGCGACAAGCGCAAACTCGAAGATACCCCAGAAGCCCGCCAACGGGCGCGCGCTCAGATGGGACTGTAGGAGACAACTATGACTACACTTACTGTAACGGCAGCCAATGTGCGTGCTTTGCGCGAACATGGCGCCATCACCATCCCAGCGCAGGCTGGGGAAGCTTTGACCGTTGGACAGTTGGTCTATCCCGCGTCTGACGGTGACTGGATGCTTGCAGACGCCAATACGACCGCAGCGGCGGCGCGGGCTCAAGGTATCGTCGTTGAGAGTTACGATGGTGAGACCACGATCGCCAATACCGCAGCCTGCACCGTCTGTGTGTTTGGCCCGGTCACTGGCTTGGCCACGATCACGCCAGGTGCTAACTACTATGTATCCGACACCGCCGGCGGCGTTGAAGATGCTGCAGCTACCTATGATCGCATTGTAGGTTGGGGTGCTGAAATCGCCGGGCAAAACGTTCTGTGGCTGCACGTTGAGCAGAACGACCCGAGCAGCGCCTAAAGGAGAATGAAACTATGGCAGAAGTAATTGGACCTCAAACCCTTTTGAATAAAGCGCTGCCCACTGGCGTCGACGGAACCCGCGTTGCCGAGTGGATGCTGCGCGATGGCTTGACCTATAGCGAGCTGATCAACCGTGTTGCCCTGGCCGTTGGTGACTTCAATCAGCAGATGGTCACTGATTGGGGCTGGCTCTTTGGTCTGACCGAAGAGCTGATGATGGAGTATGAGCAAGGCGGCGCGGCAACTGAGATGCCTGAGATCACCGACATCGACGACATCACCACGATCCACGGTGAGACCATCGGTCACATGATTGACTTCAAGCACTACGGGCGCGCAATCGGCTCATCCAAGTTCTACATGAGAGATGCGCGATCCGCCAAGATCCAGGCTTCGATCAGCGTCCTGGTGCGACAGGCCCGCGAGCGCTTTGAGCGGTGGCTGCTGACCCGTTGGTACACCAACACCGAGAACCTGATCGGTGCAGCCGGTTACGATGTTCCGTTCGTCCGTGGCGCTGGTGGCAATGTGGACTTTGCACCACCTGCCTACGATGGCGAAACATTCACCACAGCGCACAATCACTACCTGGGCATCGACTCGGGCAGCTTTGGCTATGATGGTGTGCTGGATCAGTTGGCCGAAACGTTGGCCGAGCATGGTCACACACCACCTTACACGGCGCTGACGAGTAAGGCAGACATTGCCAGCTATATGGCCCTGACTGCCTTTGTAGAAGTTGTGGACCCGGTGATCAATGTGGTCGACCGTGCCGGCGTGACCAGTGGCAACCAGTTCTTTGCCGTTGGCCAGCGGCCGTTTGGCCTCCTGGGCTACTATCAGGGGCAGTATGGCCTGGTCGAGGTTCGGTTCACCAACCGCGTGCCTACGACCTATGCCGCGATGACCAAGAGCTACGGACAATTGGCTGCAAGCAATGGTCTGGCCGTGCGCGTGCATCCGGAGGTCGGGTTCGGGGCGTATGTTCTCCCCGAAACTACGCTCGATGATGACTACCCGATCAAGAAACTCGACGTAGTGACTGAGTTTGGGATCGGTGTGGGTATGGATCGGACCAACGGCGCAGCGGCCTATCTGGTTGCCGGCGGCGTTTGGGCCAACCCGACGATCAGCTAACTATGAAAATCAACCTGGCAGCATATAACTATGCTTTCCACGATGGGTATGGGCGCTATGCACGCTATCTGGTGCGCTGGCTCACGTATCTGGGAGCACAAGTGCGACCTGTGCTCTTGCAAGAACTCAATATGTTGCCAGGTTGGATGCAGCGGCTGGCTGGGCTCGACTTTGGATACCTGACCATTGCGTGTACACCGCCCTATATGGTCCCGGTGATTCCTGGTCGGATGTGGGGCGTCACAATGACCGAGGGCACGAGACTGCCAAGCAAACCGCATAACTGGGCTGCACTATGCAATGATCGCTGCGAGCGTATCATTGTACCGTGTGAACACAACGCTGAGGCATTCGAGAAAAGCGGCGTCAAGGTGCCAATCCACGTCATACACGGTGGCACAAGTCCGGCAGAGTTCCCCTTGCTGGCATCGGCACCATCTAATCCATACACGTTCCTGGCCCTGGCCGACCGCGGCGCGAGAAAAGGCTGGGTTGAGGTGTGGCAGGCATTCTTTGCAGCCTTTCAGGGTGTGGACAATGTGCGGCTTGTGATCAAGACGCGAGGTCACACGAATGATCTGATCGACATGATCGCCGGTGCGACTAGCAAAGATCCGCGGGTTTCGTTCTGGATCAGCAATGCTGAGACGATGGCCGACGTGTATGCACAGATAGACTGTTTCGCCATTCCTTCCAAGTCGGAAGGTTGGGGTATGCCACACCGCGAAGCCGCAATGATGGGTGTTCCAACGATCGTCACCCGTTACAGTGGCCTCGACGATGGGCATACAGATGACTGGGCAACCATTGTCTTGGATGACTGGGAGCTGACCAGCATCCCCAATAGCTACGCTGAACACGTCCAGGGCAAGTGGGCAACAGTGAACGTAAATAGTCTAGCCAAGGCAATGCGCTGGTGCTACGATTACCCGCGAGCGGCCAAGGCCAAAGCGATCCAAGGTAGTCAGTGGTTGCGACAAAATCAGACCTGGGTGCATAGTACACAGGCCCTGCTTGGACTGATCGAGAGGTATAACTGATGGCTCTGACTGCTACGCAACGAACAGACATGCAAGGCGACCTGGGTATCAGCGCGGATGAATCTGTTTTTACCAACGCCGAGCTCGACCGTCTTTATGCTCGCACGGACAGTGATTACAACAGCGCCGTCTACTTGGCTTGGCGTCAACTGATGGCCGATGCAGCCAAATTCAATGACTATACAGCGGGTGAGACTCAAGAGAAGAAGAGCCAAATCTACGATCACATCAAAGATATGGTTGACTTTTGGAAAGATGAAGCACGGGTGGCCGCCAACCAGGTACGCTCAATCGGCCTGCTTGAAGTGCCGCCACGTGACAAGGACTCGCCAGATGCCTGATATAGACTCTTGGACCGGGAATGCTTTCCCGCTGCCAGACTGGATCGACGTTGACCGCGGCGTGGACACAGCGCGGCTGATCGCCGATAAGAGCACATCGATTACAGTTGTGCGTGCCGGCGTGCCCCAAGCTGCGCAGAGTGTGCGCATCGAGGACATGGGCCGGCCGAGAGAGATACAGACAGAAGGTGGCCAAACTGCGATCGCCGACACGTTCATTCTAGGTTACTTTGGCCATCCGACGATCACAGACACTGACCTCCAGACTGGGGACCGCTTTGCAGTGGCCAGTGTAGGCTATGAGATCGTGGGCCTGCTACCCGGGCTGACTGACAGCTTGCAGGCGTGGGCTATGGTGCGATCCTGATGGTACAGACTGGCTTCCGATGGGAGCGGCCACCAGAGCAAGCGCTGTCAGAACTGACCGAGGCATACGTGGCAGCTATCCACCGCGGCGTGTTTCGCATCGTACAGAGCAAAGCACCAGAGATTGAAAACTGGATGAAGAGTAATGCGCCTTGGACAGATCGCACAGCCAATGCACGGCAGACGCTTTACACTGAGGTGCGCCAGGTCGTGGAGAGTATGGTTGAATTGATCCTATCTCACGGTGTAGAGTATGGCGTCTATCTCGAGTTGAACAATGCCGGGCGCTATGCGATCATTGACCCGGCCATAGACCATTTTGCCCCGATCCTATGGAGTGAAGTTGTGAGGATGCTAAGTTGAGCGCACTATCAGCAGCAAAAGCAATCCTAGAGGCAGACGCAACTCTACTCGCCACGGCTACAGGTGGTGTGTGGGACTATGACGAAACCGGGCGGTTGGGTATCAACCGCACCACGATGCCGGCTGCGTTCGACGCCAACGAGATCATCAAACCAAGTGTCTTGCTCAAGTCCCGCAGCTCAGAGCCAGATCAATCTCTGGTAGATGAGGGCGAACGCTATCAGAGTGTATCTGAGGCGCTCGAGGTCTGGTTCTACGAGGATACCGGCTACAGCAACATTGAAACGATGCGCGACCGCGTTTGGGTGCTGCTGCACGCCGTTCAATTGTCGGGCACGTTTATGTGCCTTTGGGCCGGCGACGTTCGCCAAGCCCGTGATACGGACCTGGATGCCAGCGTAGAGCGATCGGTGTACCAGGTAGCGACTAGCAAATCAGCATAGGAGTTTTAACATGGCATTCGATAGTTTTGGAGCACCGCAATTCGGTTTGCAGGATGTGAAAATTGCAACCTGGAATGCAACCGATGACTATGCCGCGGAAGTGGATGTTCCATCCGTTCAGTTGATGGGCACCACGCTTTCGCAGGTCTCTGCACAGCTTGAAGGTGACGACACGATCACGGCGACGGCTGCCCGCGCAATCGGCGGCGAGGTTCGCTTGCGCTTTGGCTCGATCTCGATCTTGGCCCTGGAAGTCCTTCTGGGCAATGCCTCGACCGCAAGCGGCGCTGCACAGGATTACATCCGGGTCAGTGGCGCCGATAATATGCCCTACATCGGCATTTGTGGCAAAGCGCTGGCCGAGGAGGGCACCGGGGATACCCACGTCTTTATCCCCAAGTGCAAGCTCACGGGCGATCTCACGATCGCGCAGCTTGAGTATGGTCAGTTTGCGATCCCTGAAATGACGATCACGATGGTCGATGACGCAACCTATGGGCTGATCAACATCATCGAGCATGCAGCCGATACCGCCGTGGCGATCCCGCCGACGAATCTCTAATAATGAGCAACGGCGAAACCCCTACTAAGGGAGTTGACTGGCGCAAACCCAGAGAGGAGGGCTTTGTTCTTGCTCTCCCCTCTGGCAATAGCGCACGCATCCGCCCGGTGGCACTTGATGTGCTACTGCGCAATGGTGAGATCCCGGACCTCTTGACGCCGTTCGTTGCGCAGATGGTTTACAGCGGAGTGGATACAGATGAGCTCGATAAGCTCTTGAGTCCTGAAAAGCTCACCGAGCAGTCTACAGAGATGCTTGGGCTGATCGATGCTGTCGTGACGGCGGCATTTGTCGATCCGCGGATCGTTGCCGAGCCACAAGCCGATGATGAAATTTCCATAGTCGACGTTGAGTTGGCAGATCGGGGGACAGTCTTTTCGTTGGCAGTTTTGCCAGCGAACGACCTCCGCCGGTTTCTTGAGCGACAAGAGGCAAGTGTGGAGCCTGTACCGGACAGCGACGGCGACGGGGCAGAGACCGAGCAGCCTAGTTCAGATAGCTGACGACTGGGCCGCTTACCAGTTTGATGCTGCTGTGGTGTTCTTTGGTAACGCCATCGAAGGCGCGGCACAAGAGACACGCTGGATAGGCTCTGAAAAGGATCGGAAGCTGGAACCAAAGTACACGATGCGCCAACTGTTGGATCAAGAGTTTCGGCTGCCCAGCCCGGCGGAACCACAGAAGGAGAGCGGTTTGGCAGCGCTCAAGACGATCGCAGGCAGCACACGCGGGGTAAACTTGCACAAGGTAAAATAGATGCCACTATTAGGCGGCTTGCTTGGTGGGCAGCGTTTGGGCAATGCCCATGGCGCGATTACAATAGATACCAGTGGACTAGAACGCGCATCGCTGATTGCGCGCCGTGTTGGACAGCAGATCGGGGGTGCGTTCTCTGGATTGGAGCGCAGCGCTCGCACGTTCAGCACCGAGATCAGCAAAGTCAACCGAGAACTGACCGCGCTTGGCATCGCTGGTGGTATCATCTCTGCGATGGGCATCCGGGCGGCGGCATCGTTTGAAGAGGTGCAGGTCCAGCTTGTTGGGATGACGGGCAGCCTGGAGGCTGCAACCGAACTCGCCGAGCAACTGCGAACAGTGCAGCGGATGCAGGCCTCCCTTTTTCCGATCTCTTGCAAGCAGCCAAGCAGCTCTTGCCAACGCTGGAAGGCAACACAGCAGAGCTAGAATCTTGGCTCGATCTGACCCGGCGTGTGGCTGTGCTGAATCAGCGCGAGGGTATCCAAGGTGCAGCATTTGCCATCAACGAGGCGCTGACTTCTGGCGGCACGGATCTGATCTCTCTTACCGAACGGTTCAATATCTCTCGTGTGCAGCTACGTGAGGCGCTAGAGCAAACCGGCGGTGACTTTGCCGCGGCGTTGGATATGGTGCTCACCCGGATGGGAATCACACAACAGACGGCTGATGAGATGGGCCGCACGTTCAACGCCAGTTTTCGTGCTGCCAAAGATGCAGCGGTCCAACTGCTGGCCGAGGGCTTTGAACCAATCCTTGAGATTCTGACTCCCCTACTGCGCAGAACAGCAGAATGGTTGTCTGACTTGCGAGAGACGGCGCCCGGCGTGGCGACCATTGGCGCGGCGTTTGCCAGCATTGCTGCGGTGGGTGCGCCGGCGCTTCTGTTTCTGAATCAGGTCATCATGGCACTACAGCGAATCCAGACACTCAAAGCCGCGGCAACCTTGGGGCCACTGCTAGGCGGGGCTGGTGTTCTGGGCGCTGCGGCTGTGGTAGGCGGTGGTCTCGGCGTAGGACTGGCCAGGGGCATCGGGCGTGCAACGGGTAATGAAGAACTTGCCAATGCAACGATCCGCGATGCGTGGTTGAAATTCCGCGAGTTGATCTTTATCATCCAGAGCGCACTGTCAAAGTTTGGCGCTGAGACTGCAAAAGTGCTGGCACAGGGAGCAGCGTGGCTCTTGGAGGGCTTTGCCAAAGTCGCAGACACCCTTGCAATGTTTGTGCAACGCATTCTCGACTTGATTCCAGGCCCTGACGTGGGCGCTCTTGGGCAGGCTCGCCTGTGGGCAGAGACGACACAGCGGAGCGCGGACAGCGCGCGGGCATTGGCCGATGTGCTTGCCAACAGCGCAACGGACATTGACCAGAGACGACAAGAATATCTCCAGGGTCTTGGTCAGTTCTTGGGTGTCTTGCCACAAGCAGCACAAGACCTCGCAGCAGGCGCGCGGGAAGCTGGTCAGGCAGCGGCTAGAGGCTCACGCTTTACAGGTGAACAGCAAGAGGCAATCTCCGACTGGGCCAGACAGGTCCAAGAGATCGAGCGAAGCGCCAACGAGCAGCGGCTGGCGGCAACTGAACAGTACGAAAGCCAACGAACAGAGATCATTGCAAGCTATGAAAAGACCATTGCCCGCGATGCTGAGGACTTTGCACGCCAACGGACACGCCAGGCGGCACAGCTTGCTAGGGACATAAACGAGATTCGGGCAGATGCAGCAGCACGAGAGCGGCGCTGGCAGCAAGAGCTAAACGAGCGTATCGCAGACATCCGTGCCGATGGTAACGAGCGCATCCAAGAGATTGAGGAAGAGGGCCAGCGCAACCTGGAGCGGATGCGCCGCGATCACCGTGTGCGGCTTATGGAAGCTGCGGCCAACCTCGACGCCCGCGCGGTAGCAGAGGAACAGCGGCGCTTCCAGAACCAAGTTACGACTACCGAAGAGGACTTGCAACGACGGCTTGAGGCCGAGCGCGAGAATCTCCAAGAGCGCATCAACCAGGAGCGCGAGGCTCATCAGGAACGAGTACAGGCAGCAAGGGAAGCGGACGCCGAGCGCATCCAAGACTTGCGCGACAACCTAGCCCGGCAGCAGGCGCTTGAGGACGAAAACCGCGCCATTCGCCTGGCTCGAATGCAAGAGGACCATGAGGCACAGCTTGAAGCGATGGAAGAGGCGCAAGCGGCACGCATTGCACAGATTATAGAGAACACTGCCGAGGAACGAGACGCGGCTTGGCAAGGCCTGCTTGAACGGCTAGACGATCTGGGCATCCACAACCAAGCCTGGCTCAGTTTGCAAGAGAAGCGGCAAGAGCAATCATTGCACCTATTTGACATCTTCTGGCAGGCGTGGATGTCCAGGCTGTCAGTATCTGCACTGCCACCGCCCGCCACTACGCCGGTTACAGCGCCTGTCTCTGTTGGCCCTGCCCCTGGTGGTGGTCCTATGCTCACGCGCCAAGCGGGCGGGCCAGTCTTTGGAACTGGTGCAGCGATGCTACACGGCAGCCGATCGCGGCCCGAGTTCGTCCTGAGTGCAGAAACAACCTCTTTGCTCCGTGGTGCTCTGGGCGGATCGTTCAATCAGCAGCAGCTTGTGGGCGCGGTGGCTGGTGGTCGTTCGATGACTATCCAATCGGGCGCGTTCTCTATGCCCATCTATGCAGCGCCGGGGCAGAATGCAGCCGACATTGCGCGCCAGGTCGAGCAGGTGTTGACAGGCTTTTTCAGACGACTTGCAGAATAGAAAAAGCCCCCTTTCGGGGGCTAGAGATCTTTAATAATTGAGTCAGTTTTGTCGAACTTCCAATCGATCTCCAGGCCGTGTTTCTGGCCCAGGTCTCGGATGGCGACTGAGAGAACGACGGTGCCCGATCCGTAGTGCTCCACGAGTTTATCGAACAGGTCTCGAATGTGCGGGCCTACGGTGGTGCTGATTTGTGGCTGGCGAGACATAGAGTTTTCCTTGAGCAGTTTAGAGACTTGCTCAGGTCTTGTTAGGTGCGGGGTTAACTACCTTGCAACCAGTCATAGGATTCCCAAACCCTGTTGACTGTCTGCTCAATCCAGGGCACCTCATCGTGATCGCCGCGTCCATCAATGCTCACTGAGTCATCAATGCCGTGTGCAATCTCGATCTCTGCATTGGGGTAGTCGTGGTCCAGCGCAGCTTCAAGATGCTCTGCAAAGCTGGCGGCGCTGGCGGTGCGATCTACATCCTCGCCCGTGTAGTTTCCGAAAATCCCGTCATCTGAGAATTTGACTGTAATCACCACTGTTTCTCCTTTGCCTCTCGGCTGTTGGTGAGGAGTCCGTTTTCCTCATCTACTTGACTAGATTATACCACGTCTCAACTAGTTTGTCAAGTGGGCCAGCACGCAGAATATCATAAAGCATCGAAAGATACGCTAAGTCATAGGACACAAAAAACAGGCCAAAACGGTTGACATCTGAAAACTGACTCAATTGGAAAGAAAGGAGAAACGTTTGACAACCTACCGCGTAGCCGATGGGCACGATATTGTGCTGGGCAATCTGACTGTGCTCGATCCACAGCCACATAGCGAGGGCATCAAGCCCACACGGCGCACATTTGGCGGCGATGGAACGCCGTTCGACGAGAGCAAGTATGTCGAGCTGTTGTATTCGATGGTGACCGGTGTCACAGAGTACCAGAGCATCTTGAGCGACTTTGGTGTGCAAAATGCTGGATCGAATGAAGTCACGGTCTATGTGCGTGACGAGACCTTTGCCTGGACGCGGCAAAACGGGCTTGCCATTCGCCCAGAGCCGGGGCAGGATGTGCGCTGGACGAACTACTTTCCCCGTGATGTGGTGATCCTAGTGCGTGATCTGGCGGATGCATCATAATAGGAGGTGCAATGAAGGAACACCAGTTCCATGCGATCTGTCACAAATTGGACAAAATCATTAGATTACTGGAGAAACTACAACCAGAGGTCTTACCATCTGTCAAACCAACACATCAGATTGTATCAGATCCCGGTTTCATACCCGACCCAAATTGGCCTAGTTCAACTTGGGCACCAAACGTTAACTCAACGCCAGTGGAGAGTGACCGATAGATGACCCTGCGCCTCTTCCTCGCTCAACCGACAACTATCTTTGCCGCCCGCGTCGACCAGGCCAGCTTTACCTATCCCATTGCTCAAGTGACGTTTGATGGCGTGACAACCGGCGCTTTTGGTGACATCGAGGCCGGTATGACGGTCCTATTTGGCTCAAGTGCTGGTGACGATGACTATGGTCGGCAGCGTGTGCGCAAGGCGGCTACCAGCGACACGCTCTATTTTGGCCGTTCGTCCCAGGGCACGCGGGATGGTGAAGTCGATCTTGCCGACAATGCACACATCACTGTGCTCAACGACTACCGCATTTGGTCTAAAATCCCCTATATCGACCCGGACGGTGTGATCTACAAAGACAATGACATCCCGGTTGGGACATTCACGACCAACCCGCCTCCGGTGGCGAATGCAGGCGCGGCGATGGCGGGCACGATTGACAGTGGCACGTCCAAACTGCGTGTCACGCTGCCCCACGAGGCCAACACATCTTTTGCCGTCTCGGGCTCGATCAGCACTTATACTTGGGTGTTGCCCAGCGGCGTGACTCTAGTCGGCGGCTATGCGCTCTCTGATTCTCAGATCGAGGTCGATTGTGATCCGGGGTTCTACTGGGTCAAGCTGACGGTCACCGACAGCAATGCTGAGACGCATACCGCCCGTGTACCGATCTATGCGCGAGACCCGGCAAGTGATACGTCCATTGGCTCTTTTACCATTGACAGACATCGTATCGCAGTACAAGGCCAGCAGCCTGCCGTGCGCATCTTGGAGGACATTGCAGAGAGCACATACCCGGATGGAACGCTGGTCATGATCTGGGAGGATGAACCGGCAACCGGCGCTGACCGTTCACATATGACCTTCTGGGGTTGGCACCAGTCAGACCCAACGATCATCGCATCGGAGCGGACAGGCATCTTGCGCGATACGGTCTTTGAACTGCTCGACGTGGCCGGGCGCTTGGATACCCTGCCCAGCTTTTCTGGCGTGGTCGAGGTGAACAGCTCCCCAGACACCTGGACAGAGATGACCGCGCCCAATATGGACAAATACTTGCACTACTTGCTCCATTGGCACTCGACAGCTTTGGCTCTGGCAGACTGGTCTTGGACTGGCACGACTACAACCTATCCCTTTGTCGTCCTGGGCAATGCTGCGGAAAGCCTTTGGAATCAAGTGATGCGCCGGGCTCGTGCATTGGTACCCGATTACATCTTGGGCTGCAACACCATTGGGCAGTTACAGACGATCATTGATCCGCTGCTACAGGATAGTGGCGATCGTACAGCGACCGTGCAGGCCACGCTGCAAGAGGCCGACTGGAGCTCGATCCGCTACACTCACCAGCGCCCGCCCCGTGCGCATTGGTTGCGTGGTGAAGCTATCCTTGCCAGCGCTGTGGACATCGCCGCTATTTTCTGCATTGCGCCTGGAGAGGCCCCTGGCCAGGGAGAGACGGCAAACAG